CCAGTCGTAGTTGTACCAGCACTGATAGTTGCGGCAATTCCTGGACTACCAGCAGCGCCTTGGAGTCCCTGTTGACCTTGGAGGCCTTGGAGGCCTTGGGATCCTTGTACTCCTTGGAGTCCTTGCTCTCCTTGTAGACCTATCGGTCCTTGCTGTCCAATCGGTCCTTGAACTCCTTGAGGGCCTTCTGGACCCTGTGGCCCCTCTGGTCCTTGTGCTCCTTGTGGTCCAATAGGTCCCTGTGGTCCTGGATCTCCTTGCGGGCCTTGTGATCCTGTAAGCCCAATAGGGCCTTGGATTCCTTGAGGCCCCTCTGGACCAATGGATCCTTGCGGACCCGGTGGGCCTGGAGGCCCCTCTGGGCCTTGTGGTCCTGCATAAAGCACACCGATCAGCAGATTATGGTTATTCGCGAATCCAGCAAGGCCTGTTCCTCCGCCGTTGATGAACGTGACAGGGAAAGACACATACGAATTGGGCACGTTGATAGCGGGCTCGGTAAGCTTAAAATTCTGGTAATTCGCGCTTTGATTGCGGTCTTGCACAAGCACTGTCGATCCAGGCGTACACTGTTCCAATATACGCTCAACGTCGTCTCCGGAATCGTCGATATGGCTCAAGTACAAGAACGTTGCTTCCGTTTGGTCCACTGCATTCCATCTAAGGTGACGATTCGTAGGAGGAGGAGACTGTGACGTTGTCTGCGCGATATATAACAAGATCGAACTCGACGATCCATTTTCACCTGCAGGACCTGTGTCTCCTATTGGTCCTTGTAGACCTATCGGTCCTTGAGGGCCTTCTGGTCCTTGAGATCCTACGGGGCCTTGAGGACCTTGGATTCCTTGAGCTCCCGGAGGGCCTTCTGGTCCTATTGGTCCTTGAGATCCTACGGGGCCTTGGTCTCCTTGTTGTCCTTGGTCTCCTTGCGGTCCTTGAGCTCCTACGTTTCCAGGAGGTCCACCAGGACCTTGGATTCCTTGGAGTCCTTGAAGGCCTTGTGCTCCTGCCGGTCCTATTGAGCCTTGAGGGCCTTGAATTCCTGGTATTCCTTGTGGACCTTGTGGACCAGGAGGACCTACGATTACAGGAAACGTTCCATTGTAAGTGTTCGCTGTAATAGAGTCAACTACTATGTCTTTTGCTTTTATATTACCTACAATAGGATTCAGCCATCCCTTTTCTTCAACAGTTCCACCGTTAAAGGAATCAAGATCCATTTTTTTTCTTTAGTACATAAGACAAAAAAAGATGGGAAACGTTGTTACAAGCACAGCCGATATCCTAGCAATTATAGGCGGAGCAACAACTCTAGTTCTAGGGATATTCGGGGCAGTTAGATACTCGCGGTGTAGGACTGTCACTTGTTGCTGGAACGGATGCATCCTAGAAAATGAACCGCCGAATGCGGACAAAAAAAAGAGCGAAGCGCCAATCGATCCAACAGTTCCACGAACCGACTCGACTACGAGCATAGCGGTAGCCATTTAACGGCGATGTTTAGGAAAGACGGCGAAGGTACAATTGCGTGCGAGTAAGCGTGTAGGGGCCGCCTTGTGACTTTGCCCAGATAGTAAACGGGAAGCGCTTGGTAACACTTGCGGCGCGGCTCGGTGTGTTCATCGCGTTTTGACCGGTGCCAGTGAACTGTCTGAATTGAGCCGGTTCTGCCAATCCAAAGTTCCACGACGCAGTCCAGGAGCATTCGAGCAGCATCGTTGTGTCCGTCGTCGCCACAACCCGGAAAATCAGACGCACCTCGAAGCCCTGTGGGTCCGCACTCGCAGCGAAGTCGGCCGCGATCTCGGACACGCAGTCCGGATAGTCCGTCGGCTGCGTAGTCTTGAAACACGGATAGAAAATGATGAGCCCAGACGTGGCAACGCTTGCGTCGATGGCCCTGCCGGAAAAGTAGAGCTCGTACGAACATCCTGGGACAAGCGCATTAATCGGAATGTCGCCTTCGTTCGTTTGACTGTTAGCGATCTCGACCATTCCAGGGCCAAACCCCGGGGGCGTGATGGGATTGACGATGAATGACGGGCTAGATCCAGCGGCACGTCGGTAAATTCCGCCGCTCAGTTGGACGGTATCATTGGATTCTTCATCGGTAACCTGGAACGACGACGCACCGACAGTCTTTGCCTTAATGTTACCGCATACAGGGTTAAGCCAGCCCTTTTCGGAAACAGTTCCTTCGTTAAGTGATCCCAGATCCATTTTTTTTGTTTTTTATAAGATGGACATACGAAAAAAAAATAAGTCGGGATAGATTCCTAGATTTTTTTTACCGCATCATCTTTGCTAGCTGAGCACGAGTGACCTTCTTTCCACCAACAAGGCGACCACCGACGTTACCGCCAACAAGGCCATTTCCGAACGACCTCACAAGACCAGTGTTACCCGGGCCAGCCGCTGGTTCTGGGTTAATAATCGAGTTGAAGGCACCGACGAACGGAGCAGTTTCAGGCGCGAGCATAGGAAGAACCTTTGATGCAATACCAGCAAGAGGGCGAGCAACTGACATGAACGCGTTACGGAAATCATCGAACCAGCCGCCACCATATAGATCACCTGTGTTATGGTACGGAAGTGCCGGTTGGGCCTTCGATCGCAGGACATCCTCGTTAGTGAGGATACCGACTGTACGCACGACGTTCTGCTGAGCGATAGTCATAACACCAACTCCGAATACGACTACACTGAGAGTAGTTCCTGCCATCGGAGCCGATACGACATCATCTACCTTGACGTTTCGGACCCTAACGCTCATACGCAAATTGTACGAACCACGTAGACCAACAGCCTGATTTGCTCGTAGCGGAATGTCCTCTCCAAAGTTCAAGCACAGAACCGAACCACAGTCGCGATTCCACTCGGACCACGTCAAATTCGTGTTATTCTTAGCGGCTATGTTGTACAAGTCGATAGGAGACGCAGCAGCTAGAAGAGAATCGCGATTGTCAAACGAAATATTGATAGCTTCAATTGCAGCATACGTATCTGTCTTATACACACTTGCTGCAGAATCTGGTTCATCGACGAAGATCAAAATACGCTGCGGGATCGAGTTCAATTGAACGTTGTTCATCTCTATATTACGCGTAGCACCAATACCAAGAGTTGTGTTGTCGGTAGTAGTGTACAAAGTAGGCTCGTAGTACGGGTAGTTGTTGATATCAGGAATGATCTGAAGAGCATCAGGAGTCAAGAAGTTCATGTACACGTAAGCCTCCTTGGTTTCGGCCGTGATCGAATAAGTATTACCAACATCAGTATCAAATGTAGCATCCTTATCACAAGAAAACACAGCATCAGCTAGCTTAGACTGACCTCTGCCTCCTAGCTGAAGCTGCAGGTTCATTGTTTGTACACCGATAAGACCAGTATCCTGATCACCGCGCTGGAATAGGAACGGGCTTAGGTAAAGAGGCTCACGAACGGTGAATCGCACGGTAGCAACAAGTTCCTTATTCGGATCTGAACTGTCGTATCTGTCATTACGAAGAACCTGGACTCCGTACAACGACGTCCTAGACGTCTGGAGCGGGTTTGCACCTCTTATCGCAAAAGGAGAAATGTTATTGTTAGTAGCCTGTGCGTATGACTGAGTAAGATCGAGCATCGTAGCAGTAGAGCCCTGGTCGATCTCAGATTGACCTAGACTATTAGCATACCGTGTAGTAGCACGCCAATACTGACCAAGATTCTGAGAAAGCTGGTCGTTGTTGATAGATACCTGTAGCGAACGAGTAGCATTTGCCAATGGGTAAGCACGAGGACCGTTCGTACCAATCTTCGAACCAAGGCTTACCGCAGCACCTGCATTCGGAGTTCCAGCTGGATTTATACCGACTGATACAGCACCGGTGCCTTGATAGTTAACAAGATATTTCAAAGGTTCGTCTGCTCCAGGTACTGTACCAGGTTTACCCCTAAGTGTAACTTCAAACGTAGCCTCGATCACAACACGCCTATTGACGAAAACACGAGTAGAAGGGGGATTCAATGTGAAATTTAGCTGGTCACCAGCCGGTGCGTTACCTCCGTTAGGATTGAACCTCACGAACCCAGTATCCTGTGGACCATCGAAGATCTGGTACGTACGCCTAGCATAGCTATTTACATCTGTACGAGTATCGACAACTCGCTTGGTAGCAAGGGTCTCGACCGTGATCGACATTGTTCTTTTTTTGGTTTTTGTATAATGGGACTACGAAAAAAAAATAGAAGCTTGAATGATCCTAATTTATTTTCGGCGGAACATGATTTTCGCTGAGAACACTCCGTTAGGAGGAAGTTGTATCTGGTAAGCGTTCCCTGAGTAAGATGTCCACCAAGCCTGAATACTAACACTATAGATAGCCTCTCGACCACCGAGTGAGATCATCCTATATTCCGCAGTTGGAAGGTACTCGATTCTGCTATGAGACTCCATAGGATTCTGGTCCTGTGGTAATATGAAATCAGTAATCATAGGAATCGAATTAGAAGACGTAGAACCGTTCTGACCGTAACCAACGGATCCTGGAATAGACTCTCTTTGAATAGGAAGTGAACTCGTTGTAAGATAAATGGTACGAACTGCTTGCCATGTTGAAATAGATTTAGCAGACTGTTCTAGGTAGACAAGATTTCCTGCTGGATAGTAACCAGGACTCTGAAGCTCAAGAGGAAGTCCGATTCGAGACGTAGCAGCTGTCTGTACAAACTTAGGGTTCCACGTGAACAAGAGTACGTCTTTACCAAGCGGCTGATTAGGACCGATAATGATAGACGGGAAAGCGTAAAGGTACTTATATGCGACCTCGTTCATGTAAATAGCGAAGTCATTGTAAGTAGTAGCGTAGTCAGGAGTAAAGTATAACCTGAACAACTGAGTGATAGGGTCCCAAACAAGCTTAGGAGGAAACTGAGGCTTAGATCCACCGATTAGCGGCCATGCGTTAGTAAATGTGTCGTTGATCATCTCTGTACCAAGAGCAATGCTCTGAACAAATCCAGTAGGATCTAAGCTCTGGACATAATACGGACCATAATTGACTCCGGAGCTACGAAACGTGAATGAAAGCTGCGTATTGCTTCCAGATCCCATAGGAAACAGCGCAACAGGTAACAAGATAGAGTCTACATCGAATCGAACTACAGACATTTCCCAGTGCTCAGGAACATCGATAATAGCAGCAGCTCTACCATCCTGTATGTCAGCAGACACTCGACCTGTCGTGTTATTAACCATGGTTGCATTGTAGTACACAATATCCTGACTTGTCCTAGTTTTTGTGCTCATCGTATTTTTTTTGTTTATACATAAGAGATAAAAAAAAAGAAATGCAACGGTCTCTTTCTGACAAAGAAATCACATCAAGAACTGGTATGAAATGCCACTTGTATAGAGATCTAGAGAGACAAATAAATCTACCACCTAGGCCTTTCTGTTTATTGTACGAGATGCAGCCAAATACAGGTCATTGGTGTCTAGTACACGAGACTGTGAATACAGACGGAACTCCGTGCATCGAGATGTTCGATAGTTACGGGATATTTCCAGACAACGAACTAAACTGGGTAAGTCCTGCTTTCAAAATAGGATCCGGGCAGCAACATACGCATCTTCTTCGTCTTCTACTTAACAGCGAACGTCCTATTGCTTATAATGATGTGTGCCTACAAGGAAAGGGAACTAGTACTTGCGGTAGATGGTGTATATTTAGACACAAGAATCGACACATGTCAAACGAACAATTCGTAGAAGCAGTAAAAAACGATGCAAAATCACACGGGTTAAGTCTAGACCAGTACGTTTTGTACAGCGTTCCTGATTAAAATTTTCTTGTACTAAAAAGAAAAAATGGTACTAACCAACAAACAGACATTCAACTTGCGCAACGGACCTAGTTAAGACGGCCTAATGACATATACCTCATGCTCAGTGACAACGTAATTAGGAATTGTGAGACCCATACACGTCCACCTTGACTTAGAATCGAGTATCCTACGAATCTGTTTAGGCTGAAGACCGGCGTAGACCTTGAGATACCTCTGGACGTGGTAAGCCGACCCACCGTTGAAAAATACTACTCGATTAGCCTCGTTCAATAGTGTCCTAGATCTACTATAATCCATTAGCTGATGAGCTAGAGTAACAACATGAATCTCGTACTTCCGTCCGTTAGCTAGTAAATCGTTGTTAAGAGCCTGCACGGCGCGCTGTAGATCTTTATCCTGGAGGTTATCTGTGTCATCGAATACAACAAGTGACTGCTGGAGGTCGGTTAGCGTAGGAGGACTTTCTAGGAACGTCTCGTCGAGAGCAATCTGGTTGATTGGTAGAATCTTATAAGCCTTCTCTTCTTCGTGTGTAGAGATAAGAAACACGGATCGCTTAGGAAACATCTCCGTATA